CCCAGTCTACGGCCGCGTTCGCGCTTACTCCGTTCGCTCCAAGTAGCTATCCCGGCGCGATTGACGGAGCTACCATTATGGCTCAACTTGCGGACAGTATGGGGCTCAGCTTCGAGAACAACGGGGCAACCTGCAAGCTCTCCGATCAGTATTTGCCGAACACCGCATTAGAACAAGTAAAAACGCTCGCGCAAATTTCAGGTTTCGATCTTTATATCGATCCGCCGATTCTCGCTATCACTCCGCCGAATACTCCGCGCGCGAAGCCGGTTCCGGTAATCTCGAAAGATACCGGGCTCAAGGGCTATCCGACTTTTGACGGCTTCGGCGTTAATTTTGAAATGCTGTTCAATCCGGCCCTGATCTTCGGGGGTAACGTTCAAATCGTGAGCGATGTTCCTCAGGCGAACGGATTATGGATTGCGCGGAGCATCGCGTACAGGCTCGAAAGCGAAAAGCCCAATGGGGTATGGTTCGCGCAAATTAGAGGAACCAAAGGCAACCTCGCAATCAGCTCATAGGAGATCCAATGGGTTCTCAGTCACTTCCCGCCGGCCAACTTACTCCATTCAGCACATGGGGTCGGTACAACCAAATTCGATTTGCGATTCAACAGGCGCTCGGCAAGATGCAAACGGCCACGCTCGTTAAGGTAGTCTCATGCACTAACGCCGGCGGCCTTGATCCGGTTGGGACAGTGAACGTTATCCCCCTGGTAAACCAGCTCGATTCTCTCGGTAATCCCATTCCTCATGTGACGATTTACAACGTTCCTTATTTACGAATTCAGGGCGGCGCGAACGCCATTATTCTCGATCCTCAGGCCGGCGATATTGGGGTTGCCGTTTTTGCGAGCCGCGATATAAGCAAAGTGAAATCCACTCAAGCCCAGGCCAACCCAGGGAGCGCGCGCCAATATGACTTTTCCGATGGGCTTTATTTCGGAGGAATGCTGAACGGGCTTCCGACTCAATATCTGCAATTTTCATCTGCAGGTATCGCTATTGTTTCTCCCGTTGATTTAAAGCTCTCTGTTAATGGAGTATCCATCGAAATCACCGAAGATGGGGCAATCAATTTAATTTCGGGCGAAGCCTCAATTGAAATCCTTCCTGACGGCTCAGTCAACGTAATTGCTCCCGGCGGTTTCCATGTTGACCCCGCTGGAGCTTCAATCGGGATCACGGCTGAGGGGGTAGCGACCATCGCGGCGGCCGGCGGAGGTTCAATTGAGCTTTCTCCCGGCGGCAATCTCGCAATAGTGGCCCCGACAAGCGCAACTTTGAACGGATCACCGTTAGCGGGTGGGGGATCTCCCGGCCCCCCAGGGCCAACAGGGCCAACAGGGCCAACAGGGCCAACAGGGCCAACAGGAGCCACGGGGCCAACAGGGCCAACAGGGCCAACAGGGCCAACAGGAGCCACGGGGCCAACAGGGCCAACAGGAGCCACGGGGCCAACAGGGCCAACAGGAGCTACGGGGCCGGCCGGTCCTAGTTTCGCTGTAGGATCTAAAACCCTCGTTGCTCCGAATGGCGGGAGTTCTTATGTAATCGGAGATTCTTCTCCTTTTGCGCCGGAAAATCCCGCCGATTCGTTTTATTTCGTAAACGGGATTAAAAGAATTTACGGAGTCTATTATTCGATCAGCGGATCGAATTTAAGCTACGAAGCCGGCATAACTCCGCCGGAATCGGGGGATACCCATGAAATTTACGCGAGTTAGTTTATTGTTCTTTTTAGCTGTTCCTTTGGTTGCCCAAAGTGTCAATCCGGGAACCGATATTCGTTGGCCGAGTTGCGGAACTGGAACGGTTTATTCCCCTCCAACTAACACCTGCGTCAGTACAATTCCTAGCGGCATGATTGCCTTCATTGCTTCGGGAGCTTGCCCGTCGGGATGGACAGAAAATGACGCACTTGCGGGATACAACCCTCTCATAACCTCAACCACAAACGCAGACGTTGGGACTCACGGGGGATCCACTCTTAGCGCGGCGGCTCAGAGCTTCGCGGGCGCAAGCGATAGCGTGAGCTTTGGAAGTATCAGCTTCGCGGGCGCAAGCGATAGCGTGAGCTTTGGAAGTATCAGCTTCGCGGGCGCAAGCGATAGCGTGAGCTTTGGAAGTATCACTTTTACCGGATCATTAGATACCACCAGTGCAACAAGCGGAGGGACCCCGGCGGGGACAGTGGCGGCTCCCACTTTTACCGGATCATTAGATACCACCAGTGCAACAAGCGGAGGGACTCCGGCGGGGACTAACGGGGCGACAGCAACCACGGGTAATTGCGCGGCTACGAACATTGCCGCCGGGACCGGATCGACGACTGCCTGTAAAGCCACGGCTCCCAATCTCACGGTTCCCGCCGAAGCCTTCACGGGTTCCGCGCTCGCAACTCATACCCATACGGTAACTCCCACGGGGACGGTGAGCATCGGGGCGTCTACGGTAACTCCCACGGGGACGGTGAGCATCGGGGCGTCTACGGTAACTCCCACGGGGACGGTGAGCATCGGGGCGTCTACGGTAACTCCTACGGGGACTAATTCGCCCTCTGTTGTCTCAGGGGTTCCAGCCTTCTATAAACTCATCGCTTGCCAAAAAGATTAAGGTAAACTGATAAGGCCATGAGTACCGTCGCATACAACACGCTTCTCTTGGGCCAAGGGCCGTGGGATCTCGTTATGGATTCGAGCCGCAATATCGCTATGGCAACTCCACCTTACGCTTTGGCGCAAGACGTGGCGAGCGCAGTAAAGCTGTTCCTCGGCGAGCTTTGGTATGACCAAACTCAAGGTATCCCCTATTGGACTAAGATTCTCGGAAAGCTCCCCCCTTCGGCGCTCATCGTGCAATACATCATTCAACAGGCGCTAACCGTCTCGGGGGTTGTTGCCGCTCAATGTACCATCAATTCGTTCAATGACCGAACCATCAGCGGCCAGATTATTTTTACCGATGAATCGGGCCAATCAACAACCGTGACGTTCTCGGGAGGAGCTTAAATGTCGACCAGTGTACCTCAGCTCCAATGGACCGAAGAGGGCTTGATTGCTCCCACGGAAGCGGCCATTCTTGCCGGCACCCAGGCGGATATTGATTCGGCATTTGGGGGCGGTTTGAATCCCGCTCTCGAAACTCCCCAGGGGCAAATCGCAACGAGTACGGCCGCCATCATCGCCGATAAGAACAATGATTTTTTGGATCTCACGAATCAGGTTGACCCGCAATATGCCGATGGGCGCTTTCAGGATGCCATCGCTCGCATTTATTTCCTCACGCGCAAGGGCGCCACTTCCACGGCCGTAACTTGCACGTTGACGGGAACCCCAAGCGCCGTAGTACCGGCCGGCACCTTCGCGCAAGATACCTCAGGAAATACTTACGTTTTGTTAGGCTCGGTCACTATCGGGAGCGGCGGCACAGTCACAAGCTCATGGCAAAATTTGCTTACTGGCCCAATCGCTTGCCCCGAGGGAACGCTTACGGGGGTATACCAGGCTGTTGCAGGTTGGGATTCGATCACAAATCCGGCTGACGGAACCTTGGGACAAAACGTTGAGACGCGCGCCGAATTCGAATTCAGGCGGAAAAACTCAGTCGCCTTGAACAGTCGGGGAACTTGCCAATCAATTTATGCGAATGTTTTCCAGGTTGCAAACGTTCTTGATTGCTTCGTTGTAGACAATCCGAGCGGGGAGACTGTTAATTACGGTTCAACGAACTATCCTCTCGCTTCTCATTCCGTCTTCGTGGCCGTAGTTGGCGGCATTGACGCAAACATTGCTCAAGCGATTTGGGCCAAAAAAGATGGGGGTTGCAGTTATAGCCCATTTCCGAATTATCCGGGCGGTTCAACCGTGCCGGGCGACGGAACTGTTAGTACTCAAACGGTAATCGATCCGAGCGGCTATAACTATCCTCAACCTACTTATGGAGTAAGCTTCATTCGGCCTGGTGCACTTCCGATTTATTTCAATGTTCAAATTGCGAACGTTTCAAATCTTCCTTCAAATATCGTCACTTTGATTCAAAACGCAATCATTGCTCAATTCAATGGAACGAACGGAAGCGTTCGGGCTCGCATCGGAGCGGCTATTCTCGCGGCTCAATACTACGCCACCGTTGCCGGCGTTTCGTCGGCCGTTGTTCTCTTGGGGATTCAAGTTGGAATTACCGGCCCCGGCGCTCTCACTGAAGTTCAAGTTGGAATCGATCAAACTCCAACCCTTGATGCAAGCAACATTACGGTAACGCTCGTATGAAAAACGTTGAACAAACGATCATCAGTCAATACGGGAATTCAGCGACGATCACGAAACTCATTTGCAACATGAATGAGTACATCGATCCTTGCGCCGATATAGATAATTTTTATAATTTCGTTTGGAACGTTGAAACGGCCATCGGCTTCGGGTTGGATATTTGGGGAGAGATTGTCGGAGTTTCCCGAGAGATCTTTACGAATCCAGTAACTTACCTGGATGATGATGCGTTCAGATCTTTGATTCTTCTGAAAGCTTTGAGCAATATTTCTATCGATTCGGCCCCTTCAATCAATCAGCTTTTGCAAAATTGGCTCGGGGTCGGAACGCGCGCTTATATGCTCGATTTGGGCCAAATGATGATTATGTATGTTTTCGAGTTTTTGCTTACCGCCGTTCAACTCGAAATCATCACCGGCTCAACCATTTTTTTAAGAGGAGCCGGCGTTGGAGCTTTCATCGAAACGGCAGAATTTCCAGTTATCGGATTTGCTGAAATGGGGTTGCCCTGGGTTACGACTATGGGCAACGGGGAATTTTTCGAGGGGGTAATCAATGCAACTTAGTAACGCTCCGCCAAAGATCGTTGAAGCTTTTGCTGTGAACGCGGCTCCCTCTGGAGGATATGGCGGGAAAAGAACCGTCCCCGTGCCTTCGCAAATTGCATTCAGGCCGGGCGCGGCTTCTTACAACGACGGATTTCCGCCGCTTACAATGACTCCGCTCCCTGGTGGAGTTCCGATGAGCGGGCTCGATATGAACGGGATCTTGAACGAAGCGACAGCTATCGACTGGTGGAAGAGTGCCGGCGCGGGTTGGGTTTTCGACGCTACTTTTGCGGCGGCCGTTGGAGGTTATCCAGCCGGCGCGCGAGTTTTTATGGCGAATGGGCAAGGCTATTGGTTGAACATCGCGGATAATAATTCCGTGAATCCCGATACCGGCTCAGCTCCTACGGGATGGATTCCAGATCGAGCTGCCGCTTCCGTCTATGCCAGCGCGGCCCAAACGCTCGCAATATTCAACAGTAAAGTTCTTTGGGATACGGTTGAATTCGATACCTTCGGGCTTTGGGATGCTGCCAACAAACGTTTCAAGGCTTTATGGCAGGGAATTTACCGTTTGACGGGTTCCATCTATATTCCAGCATCGGCCGGGCAAAATCTTTCCACGATGATTTACAAAAATGGAGCCCTTGCAAAACAGGCTTGCCAGTTCCCTCAAGTATCGAATGTGGCACTTAGTTTGCCTTTTGACGCTCAGGTTTATTGCAATGAGGGGGATTATCTGGAAACATATATGAATATCCAGCAAACGGCGGTTTCCGCCGGCGCGGGCTCGGGAAGTAATGCCCCTTATGTCTTTGGGCAAATTCATTATTTGGGGTATTAGTGATGGATTGGGCAGCATGGGGACCAACGGTTGTATCGATCATAACCTGCATATTCTTCGCGGGCGTGCTTTACTCGAATCAAAACAATCAGGATAAACGGCTGAAGAATCACGAACATCAAATTGAGGATGACCGAAAAACCCTAGGCGCTCACGCTATCAAAATTGCAATGCTTGAATCGTGGCGAGATGGTTATGCGGCCGCAAGAGCGGTTTATGAAAAGGGGCCGCATTCGGTACCCTCAGGGAGTAATTAAAAATGAAATTTATCGCGGCTCTTAATTCGCTCAATACCCCCTGGATTGCAATTCTTGTAATCGTCCTCGGGATGGGCTACGCTGTTGTATCGCACGTCTACGGGCTGAGCGGCGATGGCGCAAGCGGAGTGATAGGGGCGGGCATCGGGTTGCTTACAGGGCAAGCTCTTGCAAAATCCTCTCAGAGCGCGGAGCCAATGGCGCTCCCCAAAAACCCTATAACGCCGGTAGAACCGGCCTAAACCAAATCAGGAAGGTGCAAACCATGAGTCTCGCAACGACCATCAAAATCGATTTCGAAAAGTTCCTCAACGGCACAAAAACCGATGCCGAAGCATTCGCGAAAGAATTTATCCTTCTTTTCAAGAAAGCTCCGAGCGTGATTCAAACCATTCAGAATTTCGTAAATGAAGCGGCCCCAGTAATTGTAGCGGCCGATGCGCTTGCGGCTCCCGAAACAGAACCCGAAGTTGCCGGCGCACTCGCAATCGTTGAAACCGGGCTTGCTGCAATCCAGGCTTCAGTAACAGGGGCTAATAGTGGAACTTCGCTTCTGGTGAATCTCCAGAACTTTGCAACCACTGTTCCGGCACTTCTCACCGGGCTAACGATCAAGAATCCCGTTATCGTGGCGAGCATCACAAAGATCGTTACTCTCGTCACCGGCGAAGCGAAGGTTCTTATTCCGGCCGTAGAAGCATGGGTTGCTCAAATCAAGACGGCTACAGCGGCACCCGCAGCCTAAACCCCATGAACCGCTGGATTCTCAATTCGATTGGAGTTTCCGTCATTGCCGCCCTAAGCCTCACGGTTTGGGGCGGCTTTGGCTTGTGCCATCATCTCATCGTGGCGGTTGACGGCTACCAGGCGGCCCCAACGCTCTCGAAGCTCAACGCGGCACTTGATACGATCAATCGCCCTTGCGGCGGCGGCCATCCTTGCGGAACCTTGGCGAACGCCGATAAGGCGATGGTTAAAGTTGGGGATATTCTCGTTACGAGCCAATATCAGGAAAAAGACGTTGCTCTCGCGGCTGAACATGATATGGCGGCGGTTGACGGGTTGGCGGCTCACCTGAACAGTACGGCCGATGCGCTCACGGGAACGGCCAACGGCGCAACGGAGAGCCTCAGGGCGGCCACGGTAGACTTGCAGACGGCTAACGAGTCCATCGCGGCAGCTAAGCCTCTCCTAGTGGACGCCGATACCGCCATCAGGAGCGCGAATACTCAAATCAACAACCCTTATATTGCGGATTTCGAGAAACACGTTGACGGCATGAGCGCGAGCGGCGATTCGATGCTTGCTGATGCGGCCTGGAAAACCCACCAGCTCTTGCATCCCGATAAGGTGAAGCTCGGATTTTGGGCTACCGTATGGGCCGGCGCTCAGTATGTGAAGAGTTTGGAACCGCCGATCCTTTAGAGGTTGGCCGGATCGAATTCAACTTTTTCATCCGAGTCTTTTTTTTTGCCGATCTCTCGCCTCATCCGGGGTTTCTCCCGTCACGTCGAAATATGCCCACCAGGCGGCTCGCTCTTTTGTATATTTTTGTTTGAGATAGTAATACTGGCGATTGCTTACGGTGCCGTGGATTTTCTTATCGAGAATGATCAGATTTTCCCACCGCGGATTTTTTACGTCTCCGTCTGCATGATGTACGCGCTCATCGGGGCGGAGCGAACGTTGAAGCATTCCTTCGGCCACTAGCACATGAACGTAGCGATACCGCTGAGGGCCAACTGAGAGTCTTGGGTATCCGCCGTTCTGATGGAGGGTTGTACCACGCTTAAATTTTGGCATTAATCGTAATACCCCACGTCTCGCAGCATCTTTTCGGCCGATTCCAGATACCAGCGGTAATCGAGATCCCCCGGTAACTCATCAGGCAGGATCATGCAAGGCTGAGCCCCGTAAGAGAGGCTTACCGTGTTTCCGTTCGTGTTATAGATTATCGGCCCAGGCGCCCGCGTTGAGTAGTACCAGCGAACAACCTTACCTAGTAGCTCGGGAAGC